AGTGGGTCACCAAACTTGAGAGTGAAAAATTCAGAGAAAGTGTCTTGACTATTATTGAAGAAGATGTTATTATGAAGTTCAAGAATAGAGAAGGCAACGCAGGCGACTTCTACGAGCCGGATGAAATTCCGACCGAAGAGTAGCCACCACACAGCCCGCCTCTTCTGGCGGGCTTTTTTTATGGAGAAGAAGATGAATAGAGTAATGATTGTAGACGCATATAACCAGTTTATTAGAGGTTATATCGTAGACCCAAGTAAGAACCCCAATGGCGACCCAATCGGCGGCATACGGACGTTTATCAACATCACAAACAAACTTACTAGGGAAATCAAACCAGACTTGGTAGTATTAGTATGGGACGGTAAGGGAGGCTCCCAAAAGCGGAGAGCAATGAACAAATCCTATAAGGGAGGACGCAAACCACCACGCACCAACTGGGGCCAAGTGGGCATGAGTCCAGAGGAACTAACAGATAATAAAGTGTGGCAGCAAATGAGAGTGATTGAATACTTCAATAACACTCCGATGATCCAGTTCATGGAGCCACACGTAGAGGCAGACGACGTTATTTCTTATATCAAGAATACTCCTATGTTCGCAGAGTGGCAGAAGGTCATTGTCTCAGCAGATAAAGATTTTATTCAGTTGTTAGATGATAAGACAATCTTGCACAGACCTATCCAAAAAGAGTATTTAAACAAGAACAGTGTAGTAGAGAAATTCAACATCCACCCCACGAACTTTGCACTTGCAAGGGCTATAGTTGGAGACTCCTCAGACAACTTACCAGGAGTGCCTAGAGTGGGCCTGCCGACAGTAGCAAAGAAGTTTCCTTTCCTAAAAGAAGAGAAGACACACTATTTAGATAGAATTCTGGAAGAATGCAGTAAGCCAGAAAATAATCAAAAAGTGTATACAAACATTTTAGAATCAAAGGAGTTAATAGAAAACAATTATGATATTATGCAATTATCCTCACCAATGTTGTCAATTCAAGCCAAACAAGGGATCGACGATACGTTTGAGCAATATAGCCCCCACTACAATCAAACGGAAATGAGAAAACTGATGATCCAAGACGGTGTACTCACCGTAAGCACCCAAGACCTAGACCAGAGATTTAACAATATTATCTCTTCCTTTTCTCGGTAAAACCTGTTATACTGTATAAGTAACAAAGGATAAACATGGAACAAGATACAAGCTTCTCAAAATTCGGTAAGTCTTTTCAGGAAGACCTATGCCACATGATCTTGAACGACCGGCCCTTCGCGGACCAAATGTTCGAAGTCTTAGACATTAACTTTTTGGAACTGAAGCATCTACGGGTGTTTATCCGAAAGATACAGGAGTATAGGAAAAAATATGGAGTCCACCCCACATCTAATATCATGCGTTCCATCATTCGAACAGGTTTGGATGGTGAACCAGAATCAGTCAAGACAAGGATCAGGGACTACTACGCCAGAGTCCTTGCAAATGGAACAGAGCCTGATTCGGTTGATTACATCAAGGATACGTCACTTGATTTCTGCAAGAAGCAGAAATTAAAAGGCGCACTTATAAAATCAGTTGAGCTAATTAAATCATCTTCTTTCGATGAGGTGTCTAAAGTTATTGATGACGCTCTCAAATTGGGATCAGACAACACGATGGGTTACGATTATCTTGCAGACTTCGAAGCAAGGTTTGTAAAGAAAGCACGAGATCCAGTAACAACAGGATGGGCAGACATTGATGATATTTCTAAGGGAGGTCTTGGTAAAGGGGAGCTTGGCGTTGTTGTGGCTCCTACTGGTGCAGGCAAATCAATGGTCCTCGTACATCTTGGGGCGCAGGCAGTTAAGGCCGGCAAAAATGTATTACACTACACACTGGAACTTGGTGACACTATTGTTGCTGGTCGTTATGACGCTGCTATTACTGGCGTTGAACTGAAAAATCTAGCAGTTTTCAAAGAGAAGATTTATGATGAGATAAAAGATGTTCAAGGTAGGCTCATCGTCAAGGAATATCCCACAAGAAGCGCTAACATCCAGACAATCAAAAACCACATTGAGAAGCTAAAACGCCGAGATTTCGTCCCAGACATGATCATCGTGGACTACGGAGACCTAATTCGACCAGAAAATGGCGGAAAAGATGAGAAAAGACATCAACTCGAAACTATTTACGAAGAGCTAAGAGGATTGGCTCAAATTTGCGAGTGTCCACTCTGGACAGCATCGCAAACAAACAGGTCCGGACTGAATGCTGAAGTGATTACCATGGAATCGATTTCGGAGGCATTCAACAAATGCTTTGTAGCAGATTTTATCTTTACCGTCTCTAGAACGGTGGAGGACAAGAACAATAACACTGGTCGTATCTTCGTAGCGAAGAATAGGAACGGCCCGGATGGACTCGTGTATCCTTTGTTCATGGATACCAGCAGCGTGACCATCAAAGTCCTGTCCCAGACAGGTGAAACAGTAAATGATATAATTCAAAAATCTTCGAAGGACAGGTTAGATGCTTTGAAAGAAAAATACCAAGTATTCAAGAAAGAAGGAGGAAAGAAATAAATGGAATTATCGAATCAAATATTATCAGAAATAACAGTGCACATGAAGTACGCAAGGTACTTGGAGAGCGAACAAAGAAGAGAAACGTGGGAAGAACTAGTAACGCGCAACATGAACATGCACCTAAAGAAGTTTCCTGAACTGAAGCTTCAAATTATCAAGGCTTACAAAATGGTCTTCGATAGAAAGGTGCTACCATCGATGAGGTCAATGCAGTTTGGCGGTAAGCCAATCGAAGTGGCTCCAAACCGTATATTTAATTGTGCTTTTATGCCTACCGACGACTGGAGATGTTTCGGCGAGGCCATGTTCCTGCTTTTGGGCGGAACTGGCGTTGGATATTCTGTGCAAAAGCATCACGTAGAGAAGCTCCCAGAGGTTACCAAGCCAAACATGAACAGAACACGACGCTTCCTGGTCAACGACTCGATTGAGGGTTGGGCAGACGCAGTGAAGGCACTAGTTCGGTCTTACTTTCAGGGTGGCTCACACCTTCGATTTGATTTCACGGACATTCGACCAAAGGGAGCAGCACTAATTACTTCAGGCGGTAAAGCTCCAGGTCCACAGCCGCTCAAAGAGTGTTTGGTCAAGCTAGAGGGTATTCTCTCAAACCGTGAAAACGGTGAGAAGCTTTCTACAATCGAAGTGCACGACATGATTTGCCACATCGCAGACGCAGTTCTTGCAGGCGGCATCAGAAGAGCAGCACTCATTTCTTTGTTCTCAGCGGATGACGAGGACATGATTGCAGCCAAAACAGGAAACTGGTGGGAAACCAATCCACAACGAGGTAGAGCCAACAACTCTGTTGTATTACTACGCCACAAGATTGATAAAGAATACTTTATGAGCCTTTGGGACAGAGTTAAAGCTTCTGGCGCTGGAGAGCCTGGTTTTTATTTTTCAAACGATAAAGACTGGGGAACCAACCCTTGTTGTGAGATTGGTTTACGTCCGTACCAGTTCTGTAATCTTACGGAAGTGAACGTATCCAACGTAGAGGACCAAGCAGACCTCAACGAGAGAGTTAGAGCAGCAACTTTTATTGGAACTTTACAGGCCAGCTATACAGATTTTCATTATCTCCGCGACATTTGGCGCAGAACTACAGAAAAAGACGCACTTATCGGCGTATCTATGACTGGTATCGCTTCTGGGGCGGTTTTAGAATTAGATATGAAAGAGGCAGCGAAAGGTGTAAAGACGGAGAACGCAAGAGTGGCGGAACTGCTTGGTATCAAGCCCGCGGCTAGAACAACTTGTGTGAAGCCTGCAGGAACCACAAGCTTAACACTTGGAACCTCTTCAGGTATTCACGCTTGGCATAACGACTACTATATTCGCAGAATCCGTGTAGGCAAGAACGAGCCTATCTATGCACACCTGTTGAATAACCACCCAGAGCTAGTAGAGGATGAATACTTCAGCCCTCACACTACTGCCGTCATCTCTATTCCGCAGAAGGCCCCAGAGGGCTCTATCATGAGAACAGAGTCGGCGCTACAGTTGCTCAAAAGAGTAAAACTCGTGACTGACGAGTGGGTGAAGCCAGGCTTTCGCAAGGGGCAGAACACTCACAACATCTCAGCAACTGTATCAATAAAGGATGCGGAATGGGTTGACGTAGGCGAGTGGATGTGGGATAATAGATCTAGCTATAACGGTTTATCGGTTCTCCCCTACAACGGCGGAACCTATACTCAGGCACCATTCGAAGATTGTTCAAAGGAGACTTACGAAGCTATGATGGCCTCACTAACTAATGTCGACCTCACTCAGGTTTCTGAGGACGAGGATAATACCAACCTAGCAGGTGAAGTTGCCTGTGCCGGCGGCGCATGCGAAGTGAAATTTGTGTAAAAATGAAAAAAAATGATAAAGTTTTTAGTTACGATAAATCTATTATGAGATTCGGAACGGTAATAGGCACTAGCATGCTGGGGCAGTGGCTTCACGTATCTGTTTTGTGGTCGTTATCGGGAGAAATTGAGAACGTGAGGAGAGACCAGGTTCAAATTTATGATAAGTCGAAGCTAATAAATTTAATACAAAACACTTGACAAGTACGACAAAATGTACTATTATTATAATACAACTCAACAATAAAGGAGAAATTATGAGTTCTAACAACGATAAATTGCTAACCAAAGAGGAACACCTCTCAAACTACATCAAGACTTTCGTGGCCATTGAGGACGCTATGGAGCCCTTCAAGGAGCAGCGCTCAGACCTGAGAGAATCATACAACGAGAACGGATGGTTATCGAAAGAGGAGATGAGATTGGCCGTGAAGGCTTACCGACTCTACAAGTCCGAGACAGACATGGAGGTCTTGACTGATTACGTAAACAAGTGCCAACGGTCCATGGGGAGAATTTTAGCATGAGCGGTGTACCATTCCAGCTCAGACCAGTTAATAGACACCTCCTAGTGGTACCTCATGTCGCAAAGAATGAGACAGCCACTGGAGTGCTGCTTCCTGATGATTTCAAGCCGGAGGAAGACAGGTACATTGAAGCAACTGTGATTGATGTTGCATCTGATTGTAGCCCTCAGTTCAAGTACCTCAAGCTTGGGAACATCGACAACAAGAAGATTATTGTCGATAGGACTATGATTGAGGAAGTGAAACTGAAAGATAAAACCCACCACATGATTTTAGAGAACTATGTAGTGGGAGTGTATAGGAGGCCGGATGAGGGTTGAACTCTTTGACGATAAGATAGGTGCGGTTGAGTACGTTTCACATATGGGTTCAGATTTGTCGGTTGTTAATGCAGCAAGAGTCTCGTTTGGGTCGGAAAAAGAAGAAGTAGATGAGAAGGATATCAAACTTATTAACTACCTTATGGACCATAACCACAGTTCTCCTTTCGAGCACTGTGCTATCACGTTTAGGTTCACAGTACCTCTCTTCATACGTAGTCAACACCACAGACACCGTACTTGGGCGTATAATGAGATCTCTCGACGCTATACGTCTGTAGATATCAACTTCTATGAGCCTAAAGAGTTTAGACAACAGCACAAGAG